TTCCGGTTCCCATGGTAGAAAGTTTAGCGTTGACCTAACTGATGCGCAGACAAAGGCAGCATTTGCTGCAATAGCTAAAGAAACCATGTTTGGAAATATGCCTTTTGGCTCCATCATCGGTAGTGTGGAGATTGTAGACTGTGTGCTAAACCACCCATCCATTTGGGCGGATAAAGGTATATATAACTGGGTGTTGGCTAATCCAATTCTCTTTGAAAAATCATTTGAGAACGTGAAAGGTAAGCTATCCTTTTGGGATTATTCCGGTTGCAACGAAGTAAAGATTGAGTGTCCGGAATGTGGCAGTATTGAGATGGCAGTTGAAGATTACACAACAGTTCCATTTAATACATTCATCCACAGTTGCAATAAGTGCGGGTATGTGATAATGGAGAGTGAGTGGAATAAGATTAACGAATAACCGAAGATAGAAATGAGTAAAGCGATAAATGAAAAAGTCCTGAATAGGTAGTCAGGACTTTACTGAGATTAGATATAAATCTGAAACATTAGAGATTCGACATATTTGCCTTTCATATCACTTCCAGTACTTGATTCAAGAGTCACATGATTGGTTTTTACTGTATAGCCATCAGGCATTAAGCTATTTATGTGATTACAAATAGCGTTTTCTAAATGGTTCGGTTCCCCGTAATAAGGAGTTTCACATACTACTTTTACAACAGTGTTTCCAGATGGCTCAAACAATCTCAGTGAAATCCCTTGATTAAGCTCATAGCCTTCTTTTGTAGATTTAATTACTAACATATTTTTATTTTTAAGATTAGACAACAAAGATAGGCAATAGTTATTTATAAAACAATGAGATGATTGATTTACAGTATGTAAATGATATGTAAATGGATAAATATTAATTAAAATCAGAATATTCATCTTGTGATTAATCATTGTTTGAGGTTCATAAAAAAACTACCTGTCTTTCGCGAAAAGACGGTGCAAAAGTGGCCGATTCCTGCCAGAACGTGTCGTTTCTTGCGTGTTTATGGTGCATTAACGGGGAAAACTGTGTATTTTTGTGTTACTCAAATCCTCATAAATTATGCCACGCGGAAGAAACAAAGAATTATTATCACGCAGGGATGAAAAATTGCTCCGGCGTTACTACGAACTGACAGAGGTACAGAACCTCCGTTTCGATCGTGCCCTGACTTTGCTTTCCAAAGATGAGTTCTTTATCAGTGAAGCCCGTATTATGGCTATCATCCGCGAGAACTGCAACCGTTTGGGAGACATTGATGTGAATCCGGTTCCCAAAGTACGCAAGCCGAAACTTACAGCACGGCAATTGGCGTTGTTCAAAACCGATGAAAAGAGTTAGCTATTCCGTTACTGTTACTTCATATCTCATCTCATATACTTTGATTCCACCCGGAAGGCTGTAGTTCCTGCTCTTCTTCCGGACAAGAGGTCCGACTGCGCCTTCAAACCTTTTGCAATGCAGCAATCTGTTCAACTCCGAAGCCATCTGTTGGCGTTCAACAGCCTTTTTTTCCGTTCCACTACCATACCGGGTATCATCGTAACAGTCGATTCCCAAAGTGATGACTACCGTGCATTTACCGCGCTGCACTCCGCCTGAAAGGCTTTCCCAATCGGTTTGTTCCGCATTTATTAGTACGCAGGGAAAGGTGACCGGATAGGTATCTTCGTCTGTCTGAAGCTGACCATAATCTTCGTCTATGGTGGACAGTACAGGCATATTGGCAGCGATGTGCTGCTGGATGCTGTAAAATAGTTGTTCCATGATTCTTATTTGTTTAAAATGTTAGTGATATTGGTTTCTATCAAATTCTCTATTTTCCGATTTAGTTCACGGCTCTCACCGATAAACTGGCGTTTGGGTATTGTGGCTTTTACGTCGAGTGTTTCTTTGGTTGTCAGCGCAAGCCTTTTCCATTTCAATGCTTCTTCCGGAAGGTTCTCTTCAATGGCTTTGCGTTTCTTACCACCGGCTTTCATCCTTTTGGTGATTCCGGCAGCTTGGTAATATTGCGCCCATGCGAATTTCCTCATTTTCAAGGTTACTTGCGGGTGTGTGGTTATCTGCCCGCCATTATTGTGTAATGTTGCATATTCCACGTCGTTTGTCACCGTGACGCAGGAGTCTCCCGGAATATATTTGATGGAGCTGAACAGGTGGTTTCTTCCGGAAAGTAGCGTACCGTATTTGTTGGAAGCTTTTTTCCCGCCTTTTTTCCGTCTTTGGGCTTCCTGCCAGGGATGAAGGCTACCGTCGACAAAACCACCCTGACGGAAGTTTTCCTGAAAATGGTCTTTTGCCGTGCGGCCTACCAAAACAGGAAGTTTCCGGTGGCGGAAATCATTCAGTTCAGCGGCTTTTTGCAGCAGTCTCTGCTTAAATTCTTGAATATCCATTGCTTTATATAATTAATAATCGTATTTTTGTAATTAAACATTCAGATGATTATGAAAATGGACAGAGCAGATAGAATTGCCGCCATGCAGAAAGCCGCCAATGACTTTGCAAAAAGCAAAGAATATGACCATGCACTTTATGAAACGGACTGGAACGGGTATTCCGTATATATTGCCACCCTTGAGTCGTCCACGTCGAGCATGTGTGGTGGTTATCCCCAGTATATTCTAGTTTCTGATACTTCCACCACACGCTGGAGTACGCTTGATGAGACAAGTGAAATACTGTCGTCACTCTGATGCCTCCCGAACAATTCCGCCAATGATATCTTCGTTGATTAGCATATTGTCAACACGATAAAGACGGATACCATATTCGGTGCGGATATTCTTTTTTAGGTCTTTCCATTCCATTATTTTACCGATTTGCGGGTCGTACAGTCTCAAGCCACCGTTTCCGAAACGTTCGGCCGTGATGATATGCCCTTCGATGCTTCTTCCTTTCCAGTTGAACGAAAGATGATACCGTCCTGCTTCTTTGGTCAGTTCGTCGAACTCTTTTTTCATTTCAGCAGCACTTTTCGCTTTCTCCTTGTGCAGATTGCGGTCCCAGTACTGACCGCCTGCTGTAAGTTTCTTTGGCCTTTCACCTGTCTTCGGGTCTATCCATGCCCATTCTGTTTTTGAAGACAATTGCTGGGGGATGTTTCTCGAATCCGATTTCATTCGTATTTGGGCTTCCACATTATATCCGCGTCTGCGCAATTCATTGGCTACTACACACGATTGGCAGTTCTCCCGATAGCCTACATCTTCCTTATAATGTGGATTCCCTTTCATCCCGTTGGCTTCCTCGAATGTCATCAGTTTGCCTTGCTCCAGTTTCAATTTCTCTTCCGTACGATGCACATTCTCTATCCACTTGCGTTGCTCGTGTACATTCAGTCCTGTTGGAACGTTGGTTCCTATGGATGTTTCCAGAAACTTATTCACCGCTTCTTCCGCCCCGTCATACGCATGTTCGACGTACGGATGCGACTTGTCAAAGAGTTCCCCGGTTTGTCCCGGATTCCCTTTCAGCCCGTCAGCCGGCTTGTCATCATCGCCGCCTTCCGGAATCCCGTCCATTGGTGTACAAGGTTCGTCTGTTGACGTCAATGGGCATTTGCAGTTCCATCTGTCACCTGGGCGGTGTGATTTCCAAAACGGGTGGTCAACGGGCAATACTGTTCCCCAAAATATTTTGTGGTCCGCTCCCGGATAGATGCTGGTAGACGGCAGCCATTTCAGGTTCGGGAGAATGTCTTTTTCCCGTTCAAACTGTCTCCAGTCCGCCGCTTGGTGGGCGCGGATTACTGCGGTGTCGTATTCAGTCTTTAGCCAGTGTTCCATCTGATGTGTGGCAATGGGTTGCACTTCTTTCGACCACTGTTCAAATGGTTTTAGCTTACCTTCCGAATCCAGTAACTGTGCCGCCATGTCATTCTGCGCACGATGTACCTTGAAGGCGGAGAATACCGCATTGTTATGTTTCAGTTCCTGGTAGAAGTCATAGTCCGGGTCAACAGGCTGGCGTATTCCGAATCCTTTGTCAGTAGCTTCGTTCATCGCTTTCCATGTTTCGTTGAACAGGTTTTCCTCGATGTCCGTCATCGGATGGAAACTTTTGCTGTAGATGTTCTTTAGTGCCTGTCTCATCACTTCGTCATCGAATGAAAATCCGGACGAAGCACTGTCTCCCGCCGCGTCCCGGTACAGCTCATTTATCACCACTCTAAGGGAGCCCCGTGGTTTCCCGCCTCCGGGGCTTTTACGAAAAAACTGTTCCACCAGCTTTTGAAACCGCCTTTCTTTTTTGCGGGAGATTTCTTTTCAGAGAGAGCGTTCCGCTTTTCTTCCTCTTCGATAGCATCTGTTTGTGGAAGAAAAGAAGATGCTTGCGGTCGCTTTATAGTGTCTTTCTCATTTTCCGGACACTCCAGCCCCAGTTCGTCGTACATCTGTTTCTTGCTGATTTCCAGTCCGAGGCTGCTTGCTTGGGTGAAAAGGTTCATCTTGGTGGTGGGGTCAATCATTTTGGGCTCCGCGAAACAGAATTCGCCACCGGATGTATTGATTCCAAGGTGCAGGAATATATCCGTCATCTCGTAGTTGAGCAGGTTCAGGATAAACTTCCGATCACTTTGCGCGATACGTTCCTCTACTTTGCCATGCACCGTTCCGAGTGCCTGGGAACCTTTCGTTCCGGCTTCGGTGGTCAGTGTGTTTCCCAGGAACAGTTTGCTGATTTCACTGTTGCAAGTGTCTACCAGACTTTTGTACAGGTCCGAACTGCCTGTCTTGTTGCCACTTTCCACCAGGTCCATGTTGCAGCCGTCAGGCAGGAACCATGACGAAGCGGAACCCTGATTCGCATCGTTCTCTTTCAACTGCTCCAAAGCCGATTCGTCATCGGGATCATACGTGTATTTACGCATCGGCATCCCGAATATTTCGACAAACTGTGCCCAGTCGGCAGTGCTGTTCCGCTTGTATATAACCCACGGTGTAGCCTTTGCAAGTTCACCCAGTGAACGGGGTTCACCGATAAACAGCAGGTCATCAAATTCATCCCAAGGGATACCGGTTATGTCATGTTGCCGCTTGAGGATGAGTTTACGTACCGGGTCGTAATGCTTGCGCGGAATAAAGATGTAATTCAGCCATCCGGTCTTTTTGTCGCGGTAGAACTGCACAAGAGTGTTGCCTTGCGGTATTGCGTCGAACGCGTCACCCAGGAAACGCAGGAACCAGGGAGAACGCAACTGCTCGTTGATTTTCTCATCCGGTTTTCCACCCCGCCGGTACTCGATAACAGAACAGAGTATGGCACTTTTCCGCTTGTTGATGACACTGGAAAGATGCGGGTCCATCAGGATGTCCTCAAACAGGTCATACAACTTGGCGCGTTGGGGAAAGTCGATGCTTTCGGCAGCTCTTAGAGCGTTCATATAACTGCCTATGTCGATTCCGAAACGTCTTGTTTGTGTCAAGATAATGGTTGAGGGACGCTGTTGTCCCGGCAGGGGAATGTTTCCCCCGGTGGTTATGGTATTTCCTTTCATGTCAATAGTGGTTTATGCGTTTGGTGTTACTGTGTAACTCATAGGTTGACTTGCGCTCCGCTTTTTCCAGTTCCGGTGCCCCGTCAACGGACATGCCTTTTTTTACGGCTATCAGCCATTCCACCGCTCGGTCATACCGGTCTTTCCGCATCTGTGATAGTTTCTGCGGATTATGGATGGTGAAAATATGGTAGATGGCGATATCCAGTGCCATCATCAATACCAGTTGGTTCCGTTCGTCCCCGGTAGCGGCAAACAGCTTGTTACAATCATAATGTCCGGAGAGATAGCCGCGCATTTCGGAAATGGCACGGTCTTCGCAGATTTCAACGATGGCGTCATCGTTGCGGGTCAGTGCGTCCAGTATGTCACGATGGATACTGGCGTCATAGTCGGATAGTTCTATAAATTTGCTCATAGTCTGTATTTATTGTTTTTTTGTCTGGTTGAACGCGAAGCGGAATGCCCGGGCCTCAAGACACGTATTTTACGGTCTATGATCCTGTTTGCCCCTTCGATGCAGTCCGGACCGTCGGCAGGGAATCTCAAGCGCAGGGTGAAAAGTTTGAACTGGTCTGTCAGACGCTGCATGTGCGGGTTCTGTTGTTCGTCCTCATTGAAGATGAGGTTTCCTTCCCGGTTCAACGGTTCCAGGTTCGCTTCGATACGGGTGGCTTTATCCGTTTTCTTTTCCGTGTCCGGATTGATGTTCAATTCTACACGCTTTTCCTTTTTGGCTTTCCGTACAAGTGGTTTGAATACCTGCTGGAAGAAAGGGTCCTGAAGTTTGTTGTTCTCCATAAAGTTGTAGAGAGTGGTTCGCCCGTTTACGTATTCATTGAGTGATATGTACCAGTTGATGAACTCCGCATTCAGTCCCCGGTCGAGGAATCCTTTGATTACATAGAGCTTCCCGTCCAGTTTTCCGCATAGCCAGCAGCCTTTTGTCGAACTGTTTTTGGTCTTGTTCTCACCCGGTGCGGGGTCACCATAGACTACCAGGAACTTGAACTTTTTCAAAGAGGGAATCTTGCCGTAGGTTATTTCCTTGAATATTTCACCCTCGGAAATCGGGTTGTTGAAATATTCCTTCTGTACGGCGACGGTGCTTACCTTGGAGATAACCTGGTCTATCATTTCTTCCGTATTCTTTTGCGGCCAGGTGCTTTTTCCGTTTTTATCACGGATATTCACGATGTCCCAGTGGTCTGCCAGTTTCCCGGCACGGGTGATACAGCAGTCCTTGGCAATGATATTTCCGCAGAAGATGATGGTGGTGGGCACGGCTGGGTCACGGGTGAAGTAGAGCGCGTCTTCCCACCAGCGCCAGTTCTTGTCTACCGTATCCGGATTCCGGCATGCTTCGTCCGTATCAAAGTCATCCACTAGCAGACAGTCCGGACGTACGGCTTCGTTACGGCTACCGCGCGGCGCGTTTCCCGCACCTACGCCGATGAATGAAGCCCCGTTCTTCAATATGAAATTCGACTCCTTCCAGCTTCCCGGATTCACCAGATTCCCGTAGTAGGCTTTCAGACGCCCGTTCTTCTCAAAGTTCGTTTTGTAAGGTTTGAGCAGGCGTATGGCGGCATCTTCCGTAGCACTGGCCATGATAACGTTTTTCCTGCGTCCTGTCAGTACAAGGAACATTACGATAAACATGGTGACGGTACTTTTTGAAAGGCTTCGTGCCCATGAAAGCACTTCGTACCATTCGTCATTTGCCAGGCATCTTTTGATCGCCTTTTTCTGGAAGTCGGCAAATTCGGATTTGGCATACGCGAGGAAGAAGAACTTTATCCATTCTATCGGGTGAGCTTCCAGCCAGGTACGGTGTTTTTCTATTTCCGCCCGGCTCAAGTTTTCCTCTACGGGGACATCCTTATATATGTCTTCTTTGAACTCTTCCCACCTTTGAAGAGAGTCTCTGTCCGTCTGTTTCATAGGGAGTCTTTAATAAACATGTCCCACAATCCGGTGAATTCTTTCGCCTTGTTCATGTCGACAGGACGCAGCCAGTTGATGAACCGCATCCCTACGCTGATTATGTCAGCAATGCCCACGTCACTTTCCATCTTCTTGATGGCAGCCGCCAGTTTTCCCAACGTA